AACGCGCCGCTGTGACGACTCCTCTTCGACTTCATTTAGCTCCCCCTTACCGCACTCGATTTTACCCACTTTTTCCACCTTATTCACCTGTCCAGTTTTTGGGGAGCATTACAGCCATTGCAAAGGCAATTAAGATGCATGATTATTATTTAAACAAAGAAGATGCTGTAGTGTAAATGGGCAGAGAATTTTTCATTTGATGCCAGGAAGACTTATGGAGGGCTTGCTACATAGACAATTAATATGTCATTGAAGGAATACATAGAATTGATGGCTTGGACAGCCGGACTTATTTTGGGACTCTTTTTTGTTACTAGTGGAGTGACAAAGAAAGAAGCAAAAGAAAGTCTTGCAAAAAGCATCATTGGATTTACCTTGAGAACGTGGCTTGCCAAGTGGCCTGTTGAGTTTATAAAATTGTTTGATTCAATATTCAGCAATAAACATTTTTCAATTAGATGCTTTCTGATGTCAACAGCCTTCTCTATTTCAGGCTTTTTGGCTATTTTGTTAATTTACAACCATTTCTCATGTGTTGTCCCTTATTGGGGCCCATATTCCATAAGGGGGATACCAAACCTAGTATTCGTTGTGGTAACCGCGGTATTAGTTATTAATTGTATTCCAGATTACCTATCTCTTTTAGAAACTAGAAAGCTTATTGGTTGGATGGCAATCCGTAATAAACCTCTAAGCTTAGTTTCATTTCTCATTCTTGATTTATTTTTTAGTACCCTGATATTTTTCACAATAAGCACTTTAATGATATTTCTATTCATGGCCATCCATGGTTTATATTCTGGTGATCTTTACAATGTTAAAATAAGTTTTAAGGGGCTTATTCAAGGTCTTTATATTATTTTGACTGACTTATTATATCGCGTATTCGATATAGGACAACCCCAGATTCCGCCCGATGGCCTCACACAATTGTCTTTAATGAGCAGGGGTATTGATTATGACCAAGCACAAAAGATGTTATTTCGGAGTTTTTTCTTGACGACGTTTTTAACTTCAGTATGGGTATGGCTTTTTTCCATTATTTTAATAACCATAAAATGCAGCCAACAATACGCAGTTCGCGCTTGGGACTTTCTATTTGGTAAATTTCTCGATATAGAGAATCAGCCGATTCGTTCTATCGGCTGGGTAGGGGCAGGTCTTGTAATCATTGGATTTACAATATTCTCCCCATTTTACTTTTTCTTAATTAAATAACGAGACTTAGCATGGACTTCTTGAAAAAAACATTAATGGATTTTCTCAAATCTATTTATTACGTGTTGGAATTTATGAATCGTACATGATCTTTCCCTATAAGGGAAAGCCAATGTCATAACCCGCTCGTCTGAAGATACATAATGAGAAGCGCCGGGCTTTTGCCGGGCGGCGGTAGATTCCAGAGATTTCCGGACATCGAGAGCCATGGTGTCTTTGACCTCACGGCTCGGCGTGCACGGAAGGCTAAACAAATCAAATAGTTATGGCGCATCGAGCCCGGGCGGGTGGTGCGCTACCTTACCTTGACCCCTTACCCTAAAATCCGTTAAAAAATCCGGTCGCCGTCAGGCCCGGCTACACCCAAAATATAACGAGCCTTATTTTGAAAAGCCATTTTACCTGAAATTCCGCTAACTTGACTTGACTTCCCTCGGAAACCATGCCCTCATGTGTGGTCGAAAGGATGGTTATGGCTATGAGACATGAAAAGGACATTATCCAGGCGGTCGGGTACGTTCGTGTGTCCCAAGAGCGGGCGGCCAAGAACGGCTACGGCCTGGGGGCGCAGGAGGACGAGATCAAGCGGTTCGCGGAGTACAAGGGCTGGCGCTTGGTCGAGACCTACCGCGAGAACGGCGTGTCCGGGTACAAGCGTGAGCGGCCCGCGATGGATCGGCTCCTGGCCGACGCCCGGGCTGGCAAATTCGCCAAGGCCGTGTTCCCGTCCATCGACCGCGCCGGCCGCTCGGTGCGGAACGTGATCGAGAACGACCGGGCGCTCCGCGCCGCCGGGGTGGACACGGTCTTCCTGCGCGAGGGCGTGGACACCTCGACACCGACCGGCGAGTTGTTCAGGAACATCATGGCCTCGCTGGCCGAGTTCGAGGGCCGAGTAATCTACGAGCGGCTGTCAAAGGGTAAGCGCAGGAAGGCGTCAGAGGGCGGCTACACCGGCGGCTGGCTGCCTTATGGCTACCGGCGGGCCGAGGACGGCAGCGTCCAGGTCGTGCCCGAGGAGGCCGAGGTTGTGCGGCGCATCTTCGCCTGGGCCGCCGAGGGCAAAAACCTCCCCTGGATCGCCAGACGCCTTCAGGCCGACAATGTCCCCACCAAGCTCGGGGGCAGGTGGCGTCCCTCAACCCTTCGAGGCATGCTCAACAACCCCTTCTACACCGGCTACATCGAGTTTGAGGAGCAACTTATAACTGGCCGACACGATTCAATAATTCCTCTTTCCCTCTTTCAAGCCTGCCAGCGCGTCTAAATTTTTTCAACTTTTTTTCCCCGAAATTGACCCTTTTTTCAGCGCCAGGGGGCCTATTTATAGGTAGAGGGACCCCTTCTCGGGCTTGGTATGCTCCGGCGGGGCTATCTCATGGTAAAACCGAGATGGATAACGTAGTGAAAGATCGCATTGCCGACCCTGATGGGACAAACGGACAAGATTTTTTTCAACTTTTTTCCCGAAAAGTGTCCCCGTTTTTGCGGCTGAATGCCTTTTTTATTATAGGAGACCTTTTACGGGCAAAGTGTATCCCGTGGATGCTTACCCGGGAAAAAAGCAAGGTATTGCAAGGGGTTAGATGGCGAACATCGTGAAAGCGCACGTCCTCGGGGCGGATGAGAAGGCGGTTGACGCGGCCAGTCGGTCGACGCAGCTCCCGGAGGACACTTGGGACTACGACAAGACCGGGGCGAAGGCGCCGCCTTACAACCTTGACGCTCTGGCGCACTTCCTGGAGATCAACACCTGGCATTACCGGTGTGTCAAGGCCAAGGCGATCAGCACCGCGGGACTCGGTTTTGACTTTATTGCGCCGGAGGGCGTGAAGGAACCGGACGCCGAGCACAAACGCAAGCTACAGGAGTTCTTCAACCACCCGAACGACGAGATGACCTGGGGCGAGGTGCTGGAGAACGTGCTCACCGACTTCGAGGCGCTGGGCAACGGCTACTTCGAGGTGGTGCGCAACCGCTTCGGCCAGGGCCCTCCCAAGGCGATCTTTCATATTCCCGCGGTCACGATGCGGGTGCGCAAGGACAAGAAGGGTTTCATCCAGCAACGCGAGAACAAGATGGTCTACTTCAGGAACTTCGGGAGCGACCCCGCGGCCCCGGACTCGTTCGACCCGCGCGACCGCGACAAGACGAACGGCAAGCGCAAGCTCTTGAACGAGGTCATCCACCTCAAGAACTACCACCCGCGCTCGAGCTACTACGGCCTGCCCGACTTCCTGCCGGCGTTGCGAGCGCTCGTGGGCAACAAGAAGGCGGGCGACTTCAACATCCAGTTCTTTGAGAACAACGCGGTACCGCAGTACGCGATCATCGTGAAGGGCGGTGAGCTGGCGCGCGGCACTCGCAAGCGCATCGAGGAATATTTCCGCACGCACATCAAGGGGGCGGCGCACAAGACACTGATCCTGGAGGTCGTGCAGGAGGAAGGCGAGAAGGTCGAGATCGAGATCAAGCCGCTCTCTGTGGACGTGAAGGACGCGTCGTTCCGAATGTTCCGCACGGACAACGCGGAGGAAATTCGCGTGGCGCACGGCGTGCCCGGGCGGCTGATCGGCCTCACCGAGAAAGGCGGCCTCGGCGGCGCGGGCGAGGGATCGACCCAGCAGGAGATTTTCAAGTACCACGTGATCGAACCGAAGCAGACGCGCCTCGAGTACCGCATCAACAACTTCCTGGTCAACCGAGGGTTCGAGGTCAACGACTGGGAGCTTCGCTTCAAGGAGATCGACGTGACCGACGAGGCCAAGGTCGCGGAGATCATCCAGAAGCTCGTGAAGCTCGGCGTGCTCACGATCAACGAGGGCCGGAGGCAGATGGGCCAGAAGCCGCTTGATCATCCCGGCGCGGACGTGCCGTTCATGATGACCTCGATGGGGCCGCTATCGCTGGACACCCTTGCGCAAGGCGGCGTGCGGCCGCCGATGATGGGCGAGGAGCAAGGCAAGGCTTTGATTGATTCACTGCTCACCTTGCAGGACGTAATCCGTGAGGAGATCAAGAAGCGGGGTCTGGACGCTGTGGATGAGCAAAGTGATAGCGATGTTTTGCTTCTCGCCGAAGCAGGAGGCGGAGGCTGATGGAGACGGGCATCGCGGCGATGACTACTGCTGAACTGCAAGAGGCAGACGGCCTCATTATGGAGATCGTGGACGACCTGGGTTTCCGCAAGAGTCCGGAAACCGATGTCGAGCGGTTTCAGAGGCTTTATGCGAGTGCGCTGAGGAACGTCCTGGAAGGCCGCATCGCCGCAATCGAGTCCTTGGAGTTCGACCGCGAGTTAGGGCGCGTGATGGCCGAGGCAGAGCGCATCCTCGGGCCGGAATTGGCTGCGGAGATGGAACCGGTAACGCGGCGTTACATCGAGCGCTCTTTCGATGCCGGCCAGGCGGTTCGCGGTCTGGCGAAAAACATTCAGAAGGCGTTCAACGGGCCGAGGCCGGAAGCGGTGGAATGGCTAGTCCACCACGACCGCTTCTGGCTCGGCAAGGTCTTTCCCGATCACGTGAGCGAGAGTTTCCGCGACACCATCGTGCAGGGACTTGCCGATGGCCTTGGCCGGAAGGCTATTGGCCGCCGTTTGCGCGACCTGATGGTCGGGACCCGTGAGGTTCCGGGCAAGATCGACCTTTACAACCGCGTGGCCGCGGCGAGCGTAAACCGCGCCAACAACTGGGGCGGGATGTTTTCGCTGGAGGCGGCGGGCGTTGACGAGTACATGTTCCGGGCGGTCATGGACGAGCGCACTTCCCGCATCTGCCGTGCGATGAACGGCCGCGTGTTTTCAGTGCCGCGCGTGATGAAGGTTGTAAGAAAGGCCCTGGACGGCCCGCCGAGCGCCATCGAAAAAATATCGCCGTGGCCGACGTACGACACGAAGCGCGGGGACTTCTTCATCGAGAGCGGCGGTCGGCGCAGCTACCTCAAGGGAAAATCCAGCGACTGAAGAGATGAGGCAACCGATGGCTCAAGCCGAACAAGCCATGTTCGAGTTCGACCTGGATGCCGCGCCCGACGCGGCGCAGGTGGAGAAGCTCGACAAGGATCGCGACGTGCGTGAGAAGTGGGAAGTTGAAAGTGGGGAGTGGAAAGTGAAAGACGATAAAGATCACTCCTCACTTCCCACTTCTCACTCTCAACTCAAAGAGTACGCGGAAGTCCGGCCTTCGGGAGACAAGCTTGGCGAGCCGATCACGCTCGATGAGATATTACCTCACCTCAAGACTTTCAAGCTCCGGCAGCCTTACGTGTATCTGGTCGGCGGCCTGGTGATCCACGGCAAGACCGAGGGCGACATAGACATCCTGATCAAGGAATCGGAAGACATGCCGGACGAGTTCAGGCATGTGCTCGAATGGCGGATCATGCGGAGCCTTCCAGAGAAATATTGGGACAGAGTCCAGTTCCATAGAGATAATTTTCACGGCCCCTTCACCGACAACGTGCCGCTCTATGACCTCACCATTGAGCGCGTGAACGAGGACAACCGGGTCTTCCGCATGAACGCTGGCGCGGATGATGCGGACTTGGAGAAACAAGAACCGCGCGCTGCATCCCGCGAGCTTAAGCAACAAGCGGAGCGCTCGCGTGCCGAGGATAAGATAAAACTCATCCGGTTCTTTGTCCCAATGAAACCGGTCAAGGGGGCCTTTCCCGAACAAAGGCAGAGTGTCCAGGCGTTCCTGGACTTGTTCAAGGATGAGGACTTCCCTGTTCATTCGACCAAGAAGTTCGACGGCGCGAACTACGAGATTCACAAGTCGGGCGACCGAGTGGTCTTCTACTCCGAGGACGGCGAGGAGAACACGGAGCGCTTCCCAAGCATAGCGGAGGCCGTGCGCGAATTGCCTTGGCGCGACCTTGTTCTTCTTGCCGAGGTCGAGATGTGGCGCGATGGCAAGCACCTCCCACGCGAGGCGGTTACCGGCTACATCCACGAGAAGGGCGAGCCTGATGATTCCGAGTTGGTGGCGAACGTCTATGACGTGGTCTACGCGGCAGGCGGGCCGAAAGACGCAGGAGTTGATATTGACGCTGGCGATATCCACAAGCTCCCGTTCACCGAGCGAGAGAAGTACTTGAAGGCGCTCGGAATCGAGCAGGCAACGATGGGTGTGCCCGACACCAAGAAGAAGCTTAACCGCGTGGCCTCGTTAATTTCAAGCAACTTGAATGAACTTAAGAGGCACACCGAGGAGCTCGCGGCCAAGCCCGGCTCAGAGGGCAACGTGGCCAAGAAGGCGAACGAGCCTTATTTGCTCGAAGGCCGGAGCGAAACGCAGGTGAAGTTCCATAACTCCGCGGTGCTGGCAGGGATCGTAATCGAACGGATCGAGACCAAGACCAAGGGCACGTACAACTACCGTTACGGCCTGGGTCCGGGGAAGTACGAGCCGCACGAGAAAGACGCGGCTGAACTACATGCGAAGACCTACCTCGAGGCGGGCAAGACCTTCAGTACGAACACCAAGGCCAAACCCGGCGACGTCATCGAGATCGAGGTCGAGACTTTGAACCTGGTGCGTTACCCGGACGGCACAGTGTCGGTAAGCGGCTGGGCCCCGAGAGTCATGGGCGTGCTCGAGGGCCGCAAGGAGCCTGACACGGTCGACCAGGCCGTTGCCGCGGCTAAGGAAGGCCGGGTGTTCCAGGAGAAGGAAATTACCGAGGAGGGCGAGACGATGTATTTGAGTGGGGAGTGGGAAGTTGAAAGTGGGGAGAGCATGGAATCAATCACTTCTCACTCTTCACTTCTCACTTCCCACTTTGACAAGGCGAACTACGTGGGCAACAAGCGGCGGCTCTCAAAGTACATCGTGGACAAGTTCCCTAATGACGGCAAGAGCATCTTCGACCCCATGTGCGGTTGCTCCGCGATCCTGATCGAGGCTGCAAAGCGCGGCTACCGCGTCAAGGGTAACGACCTCTCTATCGTGCCTTACTGGTACTCGAAGGGCGTATTCGAGGGTGCACAGCTCTCCGAGGCCGACATTGAGAAGCTTATCAATGCAACTCCTCACGACGGCTGGCTCATGACCGGATGGAAGGGAATGTATCCGCGCCCTCGGCCAATCCGGCGCTACCTGGACGGCCTGGCAAAGAAGGCCCGGCAGTGGCAGGGCGCTAAAGGCTGGGCGGCGAAGGCCGTGGTCTCGCGCGTGCTTCAAACACTCTACTCCGACTCGATCTCCGGCTACTCGACCATCCGTTACGAGTCGCAGGACGCGGTCAAACGCATCATCGAGCGATCGGCCAAGGAAGTGAACGGCTTCATCGCCGAGGTCTCCGGCAAGGGCAAGGTCACAAACAACGACGCCAAGGCTATGCGCTACCCGCGCGCGGATGTGGTCTACTTCGACCCGCCGTTCTTCAAGCGCGACAAGGGTTACGTCCACTACTTCCAGAGCTACAGGATTATGAACTCGCTTCTCCTGGGCCGCGAGTGGAAGGAAGCAAATCTCAAGCCGGAAGACATCCCGCCGATCCTTGAGCGGCTGTGCAAGAGCTGCAAGCACATCTTCATCTCGACCAGCTCGAACGAGGTGGTGCCCTACGGCAAGGAGCTATCGCGCCACAAGCGGACCATGAAACGATACCGCGTGGCATATACCCAGACGAGCGGATTCGGATCGCGGGACGAGCACCAGCGCGAGCATCTGTATGTCGCTAAAGCGACAGTGGGAAGTGGAGAGTGCGAAGTGAGAAGTGAAAATCATAACATTTCCCACTCCTCACTTCCCACTTCTCACTCTGATCCGTATATGCGCTTGCCTTCGGAGGACAAGACTCACCGGTACGTTGTGCAAGAGCATTTCCGCGGCAAGTCCATGCACGCGGACTTTCGGATCGAGAGCGTTGGCAACGAAGACCTGATCGGCTGGACCCTGAACACGCTTATCAAGGGCGGGATCAAGGAGCCGGTCGAGACCGTGGCGCAGGCCAAGGCGCTCAAGACCAAGGACTACTCCAAGATCGAGTGGGACACCGGCGAGTTCAAGAAGCGGCGCAAGGAAGGCGCGGAGGCGCTCGTGGACGTTGAGATAGTGAGCGAGCGCAAAGCGGTGGAGCCGCACGCCTGGCTCACCGTGGAGGGGGTGGTCAAGCCCGGGAGCGTGGGAGCCACCAAGGATTATCCCGGCGTGTTCCGGATCGTTGACAAGGGCGTGTGCGAGTACGGCTCGCAAAAGCCCTGGTTCCACGAGTACTTCCCAAGCTCGGACAAGAGCAAGGGCGGGTTCCGGTATCGCATCTTCTTCAGGCAACTCCGCGTTGCCGACATCAAGGGCGAAGAGGAAAAGGCTCTCTCGCCTGAACTCTTGAAGGAGTACATCGCACACGACCCGGATATCGAGCGCGAGGACTGGGACGAGGGTTACTGGGAGTTCCTGAAGACCAAGGGCGAAGTCGTCCTGCCGGCCGCCGAGACCAAGTTCCGCAGTGAGGCGGCCTGGCTTCTTATCAAGCCAATTGACCAGACGCCTTACGTGCTCTCCGATGGCGCGGTGGAGAAGGAATGGGTTCCGCCGAAAGGATTCTCGGCGCTACCGAAGGCAGTCCGCTCCAAGGTGCCTCAAGACTTCCGCTACTGGCAGATGGAGCGCGAGTCCGAACGGCGCGAGATGCGGGATGCGCTTGTCAGCGCAGTTGAAAGTGGGGAGTTGAAAGTGAGTAGTGATGATTCACTTCGCATTCCCGACTCTCAACTCTCGACTTTTGAAAAACGCAGGCGTGTGCCCTTCAACCAGTGGGGCGGCTCGTCAAAGTACGCGGCGGCACTTGCCAAGCGACTGCCGGAGCACAAGCGTTACGCAGAGCCTTTCTGCGGGAGCGCCGCTGTGTTCTTTGCCAAAGAGCCTTCGGAGAGTGAGTTGCTCGCAGACACCGATCCCGAAGTCGTGTTCGCACTGCGCTACATCCAGCGTTTAAGCAAACAAGGATTCGAGGCGCTCAAGCGTTTCCCCTGGACAGTCTCTCGTGCGGGCTTCGAGCGGGTGAAGAAGTGCAAGCCAAGTTCGGACGCGGAGCGCTTCTGGAAGCACGTTTACAGCAGGCAGTGCACCTGGGGCGGCAAGCCTAAGGCGAGCGGCTTTTCCACGATCAGCGACGGCAAGACCTACACCCTGGACGACCTGTGGCGCTTCAAGGAAAGACTCAAGGGCGCACGCATCGTAAACCAGGACTGGAGGAAGACGCTCACCGAGTGCGACGGTGCTGACACGCTCTTCTTTATCGACCCGCCTTACGTGGACGAGTGGGCGCACGGCGACGGCATCCCGCCCGAGGAGATCGCCGAGTCAGTTGCAAAGCTCAAGGGCGAGTTCGTGGTGGTCTACACGGACTCGGCCCGGGCGAGGCGCGCTCTTTCCAAGGCCGGGCGGCTGTTCAAGATGAAAATTCCGGAGACACGGCACAGGGGCCTGTGGCAGAAGCGGAACAGGTTATTCGTGGCATCCGCCGGCATTAAGAAGAGCGCAGACATGGAGTGGATCGAGCTTGCGGATAGTTCGGCCCGCTTCGTTCTCCAGTACCACTACTTCAGGAAGCGCGGCAAGAAGCCGGTGCGCTCCGGCCCGACCACGTGGCATTACGATCTGCGCATTGACGCGGGCGAGAAGTCGCTCCGACACTGGGTTCTCGATCATAACATAACGAAAGCCAAGGAGACTGTCGGCTACTTCAAGCGGGACACAGATAAGCGCGCGCTCGAGGCCGAGGGATTTTACCCACCCGGGTCGTTCATGAACCCTACCAAGGACACCCCTTCGTTCATTGAGATCGTGGACAAGGGCGAGTGCCGCATCCTGGTGGATCAACCCGCGCTGGTGAAGATCGAGTACAAGGGCAAGTCGCTAAAAGGCGTGTGGCTCCTGGAGAAGAAGAACTCCAACTGGCACGTGCATCGCACCCAAGCCGCGCCGCGCGTCGAGAAACAGGAGGCAGTCGCATGCTCCCCGTGAACTTCGAGTACCCGGTCGAGATCGCCAAGGCCTACGAGGAAGAGGGCAACTGGATTGTGGAGGGCTACGCGGCCACATCCGACTTCGACATGCAGGAGGACATCATCACCCAGGACGCGATCAAAGGCTCGGCCAAGGACCTCGTGGAGAACTCGACCGTGCTTCACAACCACAACCCGGACGAGGCCGTCGGTCGGGTGCTTCAGTCCAAAGCCCGCAAGGGCGGCCTGTTTTTGAAGATATTGATCTCGAAGACCGTGCCCGACATCTGGCAGCAGGTCAAAGAAGGCGTGCTCAACAAGTTCTCGGTGCGCGGGAAGATATTGGAGGCGCGCAAGGAGTGGGTGCCGAAGCTCAAAAAGTACGCGCGGCTCATTCTCAAGATGCGGCTGGTGGAGGTTTCGCTCGTGGCCGTGCCGGCCAACCCCAAGGCGCGAGCGATCAACTGGTACGTGGAGAAGGCGCTGGACGAGTTCGAAAAGGCCGGCGGCCAAATCGATACGGCTAAAGGAGGAACGGAAATGGAAAACGAAGACGTAACTGTGGAAGAGGAACTGTTGGAAGCGTCCGGCGAGCCGAACTTGACCGGAGAGCCGGATTCAACCGACACGGAGGGCAAGGCGAACGATTACCCGTACCCGAAGCCCAACGCTCAAGGCGGCGCTCGAATGAAACAGATCATCAGCCTCGTGGATAAGCTCATCGCGGGTGAGAAGGACGAGGGCCGCAAAAAGATTCTCGCGCAAATCAAACAGATCGCGCAAGGCGCGTTAAGCGCTTACCCGAAACCTTCGGCCAAGAAGGACGAGAACGAGGAAGGCGCGGGCCCAGAAGCGGAAACGGATGCGGAGAAGGCTGGGCGAAAGATATCAGGCTCGCGGCTCGCTCGCCTGAAGAAGCTCATGGAAGAGCTGAAAGGCTTTATCGAGGAGGTTGACGCTTCCGAGCAAAACGACAAGAAGGCCGACGCGGGCAAAGGCGATCAAGACAAGCTCACGGAGATCGAAGGACTTGTCAACAAGATCGCCAAGGTGCTCGGCATCAGCGAGAAGTCGGACGCGGACAAGGCTCCCAACCTGACCGAAACAGTCCAGGACCTTACCAAGCGGCTTGACGCGCTCGAGGGCGCGCCCGGCGAGCGCACATCGCTCGACGGCCAGGAAGGAATGCCCGGCGAGAAGAACTCCAAGTCGCTCTGGAAGGGACTGGTATAGGCGGAAGCTAAAAGGAGGATGAAGATGGATCAGAACGAGTTATTGCAAAAGGCGCTTGAGACCGCGGACCTGATCGCGGGCGGCGGCGACCTGAACCCCGAGCAGTCGGAGAAGTTCATAACCTATCTCCACGACCTCTCGGTGATGGCCAAGGACGCGCGGCTCATCCCGATGAAGGCCAAGAAGCGCGAGATCAACAAGATCGGCGTCGGCCGGCGCGCGAGCGTTCCCGCCACCGAGGGCGCTGACCCGGGCGTGCGGCAGAAGCCGACCTTCTCGAAGGCGGTGCTCGACACGATCGAGATCATGACGCCGTTCGAGATCACCTACGACGTGTTCGAGGACAACATCGAGGGCGACAACCTGGAGGACTCGATCATCAAGTTGTTCGCCACCCAGATCGCGACGGATCACGAGGAGCTTTACATCATGGGCGACACCGCATCGACCGACCCATACCTCTCGCTTATCGACGGGTGGCGTAAGTTGGCTCACTCCGGCGGACACGTTTGCGACCACAAGGGCGCTGGCGTTGTTGTTGACATTCTGGCCAAGCTCTTGGACGGCATGCCCGAAAAGTATCTGCGCGACTATGCGGACCTGCGCTTCTACGTGAGCCCGAGGTTCGAGCACGCCTACAAGAAGATTCTCGGGCAGAGGCCCACGCCGGCAGGCGACAAGTTCCTGCTCACGGAAACGCCGGCGACCTACGCGGGCATACCGCTCACGCGCGTGCCCATGATCCCGTCCAACCTGTCGGCGACCATCGACGGCACCACTTACAACGGCCTCACCTTCGTGATCCTCACACTCAGGAAGAACCTCATCACCGGCATCCACCGGCAGATGAGCCTCGAGCGCGACAAGAACATTTTCGCGCGGATGAGGCAGTACGCTTTCACGAGCCGCGTGGACTGCACCTACGAGGAGGTCGACGCGGTGTGTTTGGCAGAAAACATCTCGTCGATATCGTAAAGGAGCGATGAATGAGCGCGACAGTAAATGTGCGTTGTCCGGTGTGTGAGGGACAAGGGCTCCCAATCTCGGACACGGGCACTGCCCAAAAGTGCGAGACCTGCAGCGTGTTTTTTAAGAACCCGCGTCCTTCAATGGGCAAGTTGATAAAGGAGCGGGACAAAGGGTTTGGCGGAGCGTTAACCGCCGACCACGCGGCGACAAGGCGTTCGGATGCAGAGGCTGCGATCCAAGCAATGCGGGGTTACCACCTGCTAGTCTCGGGCAAGGACGCGCCGCTAAATGCATTCGACAAGCGGGTGCTCGATATAGGTTGCGGCCTCGGTTTCAAGCTCCGCGAGTTCGAGAAGTACGGCTGGAGCGCTAGCGGTATTGAGCCGAGTGAAAACGCAAGAGAGTACATGCACGCCACCATGCTGCATGTAACCGATTATGGCCTTAGAGAAAAGCCGTTCGACTTGATCCTGGTGGAAGACGTGATCGAAGAGGTGGACAAGCCCAAGAACCTCGTAGCATTCATAAAGGAATCGCTCTCACCACAAGGTGTCCTCTACGTGGCCGTGTCTTTGCGCGAAGGCGGCGAACCGAAGTCCATACCCAAGAACAAGATTTATCTTTTCAACGAGGACTCGCTCCGCAAGCTCTTCATGCAAGCAGGCTTTGCCGAGCCGCACGTGAAAACCGAAAGCAAGCTCCGCCTTTGGTTCAAGCATAAGAGGAAGTAGCCGCTTAAGGAAATGGTTGAGATGTACGCCAGCGTTCAAGACATGCGAGACCGTGGGGCGGATGAGACATCGGCAGACGATGCCGCGGTGGAACAGGCGCTCGCCCGGGCCACGGTGGTGATTGACGCCTTTTGCAGCCGCGACTTCTGGAAGCGCGAGAAGATTTACAAGCTGGACGGCAAGGGCAAGGCAGCGCTCTTTCTGGACGACCGGCCCGTGATCAAAGTTAGCAGGTTGAAAGTTGATGGACAGGTCGTGCAGTCGAAAAGCTACGTCGTTTACAACAATGCTGGATACATCCGGCTGAACGACGGCTTTTCGATCTTCGCATACCGTTCGGGCGTGTTCCCCGAGGGAGTGCAGAACATCGAGGTGCACGGGTTTTTCGGTTACGAGGAGCCGCCGCCGGAAGTGAAGGAAGCGTGCATTCTGCTCGCGCTCGCGATCCTTCGATCCAGGCAAGCCGAGGCGAACGTCACCGAGTCGCAGGCGAACACAACGGCCAAGGCCGTCGGCATCAAGCGAGTGAAGATTGACGACCTGTCGGTCGAGTACGAGTACCCGCGCGAGGTGGGGGTCGGCGCGGAGAAGAAGCGCACCACCGGCCTCGTGGAAGCGGACCGCTTGCTCGTGCGCTACCGGCGAGACCTGGAGGCGATGGCGGTATGAGTGGGGAGTGGAAAGTGGGAAGTGGAAAGTGAAAGAGGTGAAGATGAATTCCAAACACTCCACACTTCCCACTTCTCACTTCCCACTGCGAGCGACTGAAGGGAGCGAGCATTGGGCTTGAAGCAAGGAGTGAAGGCCGCGTGGGACAAGACGCTCTCTCCCTTGTTCGAGGAGTTCAGCGCCGAGGTCATGGTGCAATCGGTGGACACCGTGACCACTACGGTTGATCCGCTCTACGATGAGCCGATCGCGGAGAAGCGTTTCACCGACCCGGTTGCAGTACGCGCCAGGGTGAAGCTCGAGAAGGAAAGGCTCGTGCTCCCAGGCGGTGAGGATATCGAGATAGACGGGAGGATCAGGATGCGATCGGAAGAGCTTGAGGCGCAGGGCCTCACGCTGGAGTTCGGTTCTCGACTCACGTTTCAGGGCGAGCGTTACACCGTAGTCCACCGAGAAGCGCGTGCGGAGCTTGGAGAGGAATTCCTGCTTGTGCAAGTGGCGGTAGTGAAGGAGACAGCGTGATGTCCGGCGAAGGCAAGTACGGCGAGTGGAAAAAGCTCCAGGACATCATGGAGGGCTTTGACAAGCGCCTTCACAGCAACGCGGGGAAGGCGCTACTCCGAACCGGTGAAGAACTCGCCTCGGACATCCGCGAGCGCATCTTGGACGGCAAGGACATGGCCCCGCTGCACGGCTTCACCATCGAGCAGAAGGGATCGAGTAAGCCGCTCATTGACGACGGCGACCTGCTCGGTTCCGTAGGGGTGCGCTTCATCCCTGCCTGCCGCGCCGGACGCGGCGCAGGCAGGGAGGACCTTGCCGTGATCGTGGGCGTCCACCGTAAGGCCGAGGACGGCACTGACCTGGCGGCTCTCCACGAGCGCGAGGAAGGCGCGCGCGTACCGGTAACGCCCAAGATGAGGGCCTACTTACATGCGAGGGGATTCCACTTGAAGCCGGAGACGACAGAGTTGTTCATCCCAGGCAGGCCGTTCATGAAGCCCGCTTACGAGGACTTCAGGGACAGGAGAGCGGCGGAGGACATCGTGGTGCAGTTCGTGGAGGAGACGCTTCGCTGAGTGGGAAGTGGGAAGTTGAAAGTGAGAAGTGAAGAACTCATTCACTTTCCACTTCTCACTCCCCACTCCTCACTTCCTACTGTGAGCGACTGAAAGGAGCGAAATGGAGGAGAACGTATTCACCGAGATCGAGATGGCTCTCAAGCAGGGCCTCGAGGACCCGGCCAATGTGTCGCTCGGCGGCCACCCCGTTCCGGTGCGCATCGTGACACCCGACCCCGACTTGGTGGAGTTAACGCTCCCGGTGACCACGCTCCAGCTAATTGACGTGCGCCGCGCTCCCAAGCGAGCGTTCAATGAGTTCGATGTCGAGACGGACATGGAGAACGGCACGGCCAAGGTCGCCTGGCCCGAGGAGCCTTACGATATGCACTACACCGTGCGAGGGCACACCGAATCCGCCCGGCAGGACCGGCTCCTGCTCGGCCAGTACATCAGGTTCGTGGACGCGCACCCTGTGCTGGTCGGATCAAGCGGCCGCAAGTTCTACCTGGCGCGGACACTCTCGTTCCGGGACAGGAGCGATGGGCGTTCGTTCCAGAAAGCGCTCACGTTCGTGGTGAAGGCAAGGTTGCCGGTGGGCATTGAAAAGACGGTGCCCATAGCGACAGAGCGCAAAATAGTTGTGAGTGGTGAGTTATGAGTAATGAGTTAAGAAAAAAACATCTCTTACTCAAAACTCACAACTCAGAACTCAAAACTTAAACCGACTGAAAGGAGGTTTATCAATGTCCAAGGAATATTTACGGCCCGGGGTCTTCGTGGAGGAGGTCCCGGCGGGCGCGTTCCCGCTGGAGGGAGTGGGCACGACCACCGCGGCCTTCATCGGGATCGCCGAGCGCGGCGCGCTGAACAGCCCGAAGCTCATCACCAACTGGACGCAGTTCCAGAAACACTTCGGCTCGTACAGGCGCGACTCGTTCCTGGCATACGCGGTGAACGGGTTCTTTTTGAACAAGGGAAGGCGCTGCTACGTGGTGCGCGTGGCGTCGAGTTCCGCGGCCATTGCGAGCGCGACCTTGCTGGACCGCAACGGAGTGTCGCCGGAAGACACGCTGCTCGTCCAGGCGCTTAACGAGGGCGAGTGGGGCAACGCGTTTTCCGTTGACGTTGCCGACGGCACGGCCGATCCGGCGAACGAGTTCAAGCTGGTGGTGAAGGAGAACGGCGTCGTGGTCGAGACCTGGGACGACCTCTCGATGGACCCGGTCGTCAGGAACTATGCGCCCGCCAGGATCAACGGCAGGTCGAGCTACATCCAGGTGACCGACTTGGAGAGCACATCCGAGCTGGCGGACAGGCGGCCGGAAGTGGTTGAGGATATAGCACTCACAGGCGGCGCAGACGGCGCGAGCGACATCGCGGACTCCGACTACATCGGCGACGCGGCCTTGCGCACCGGCCTTTACGCATTCGACACGGTTGACGACGTGAACAACCTCTCGATCCCCGGAAAGACGAACGCGACCATTGTCCAGGCGGGCCTGGACTACTGCGCCGCCCGGGCGGACCTCGGCTACGCTGTCGACCCGCCGCTCGGCTCGAGCCCGCAGGACGTGAAGACCTTCCGCGAGGGCTTCGACAGCTCTTACGGGTATCTGTACTACCCGTGGATCAAGATAAACGACCCGATCACCGACGCGCCCTGGCTCATCCCGCCGTCCGGACACATTGCCGGCATCTATGCTCGCAGCGACACCGAGCGCGGCGTGCACAAGGCCCCCGCGAACGAGATCGTGCGCGGCGCAGTCGGCCTCGAGTACCCGGTCACCGACGGCGAGCAGGAGGTACTGAACCCGGAGGGCGTGAACTGCATCCGCGCGTTCCCCGGCCGCGGCGTCCGCGTGTGGGGCGCGCGCACCATGTCGTCCAACCCGAACCTGCGCTACGTCCACAAGCGGCGCTTCCTCATGTTCGTGGAGGAGTCAATCGCCGAGGGCACACAGTGGGCCGTGTTCGAGCCGAACGACGAGCGGCTATGGGCAAAGATCATCCGCTCCGGCACCGGGTTCCTGCGGCGGCAATGGCTCGAAGGCGCGCTCTTCGGCAAGAACGAGGAGGAGGCGTTTTTCATCAAGTGCGACGAGGAGACCAACCCGCCCGAGGTCCGGCAGGCTGGGCAGGTAATCACCGAGATCGGCCTCAACATCGTGGAGACCGCCGAGTTCGTGATCTTCCGCGTGGGCCAGTGGGACGGCGGCAGGTCCATCAAGGAGTTGGTGTAAAGGGGGCGGGTTTGTTAAAAGTGACCGAAAAACTTTTCTTATGTCATTCCGTTCTGTCTTTGAGAAGGCTCTCAAGGTGGCAGCGAATGGCATCCAGCACCATGCTACGGGCCTCTTCAAGCGTCTTGCCTGCGGTGACCAAGCCCGGCAATGCGGGGACGGTTACGGTGTACCCGTCTTCTTCCTTGTCGAACACAACGGTGAATACCCTTTCCATGATCAGCAACCTTTTCTTAGTCGTTCTGTTAAGACTCTATACCGCTTTGGCCCATACATCAATCTACATCACTCTGCTCGCCCAGCCATTCCAGGAGAGCACGCACATCGATCCGGTCAATGGCCTGTTCAAGGTCGCGGCGGTTAACAATACGGAGGATAACCACGGTCTTTTTGTGCGGCCAAAAGATGGTGCGGAAATCTCCGCTCTTGATCTCCCAGTAGTCAACGCCTCGCAACTTCTTGACCTTGCCTTGCGGCCAGGGCGGTCTTTCCAATATCTCAAGGTCATCAAGGATACGAAGCGCATCGTTCTTCTCAAGCTTTTGAAGGTCCCGCTGCGCACGGGGCGCGTAAACGATCTTACGCTTATCCACGGCGGCGTTCGATCCGCTTCTTCATGGTCTCGTGATCAACCCCTCCCTTTTCCTCGTACTCGCGTCGCGCGGCCTCGACTTCGTCAAGGAGGGTCGGATGATGAGACAGGATAAAGTCCTCGAGAAGGTCCTCGTCGAGGTAGAGGAGAGCCGCGGCAGGCTTGCCGTTCCGGGTTACAACGATGTCCTCCTTGGCGAGTTGGTCGAGGAGCTTGGAGGTGTTGTTTCGAAGCTCCCGCATGGCGATGAATTTCATCATATGCCTCCTGTAGGCCAAATGGCCTACATAAGAAGATATGCCAACGCGGGGGCTTTGTCAACTGTTCATACGTAGATAAGGAGGTGCAATATGCCGAACGCGAGAGTAGACCCGTTTCCGAGATACAACTTCCTGGTCGAGATCGACGGCATCCGGCGCGCGGGCTTTATGACCTGCTCCGGTCTCGAGGAGGAGACCGAGGTGCGCGAGTACCGCGAAGGCGGCGACAACACGACCGTGCGGAAACTCGCCGGCCTTAACTCGTACGCTCCCATCGTGCTGGAGATGGGATCGATTGCGGACGCCGAGCTTTGGGAATGGCGGCAGCGTATCAAGCGCGAGGGCGCTCAGGGCAACCGCAAGGCCATCACCATCATCCAGCAGAACGAAGCGCGCGAGGAGGTCAAGCGCTGGCTGGTGCTTGACGCTTGGCCGTCCAAGTTCACCGCGCCGGAGTTCGATGCGAGCTCGTCGGACAACGCGGTCGAGTCGGTGGAGATTCAGCACGAGGGCCTGCAACTCACCGTGCGCCCGGCGGCGTTCGCATGAGTGTGGAGTGGGAAGTGAGGAGTGTGGAGTGAGGAGTGAAAAGAAAGATAAATTCTCAATCACTTCCCACTTCCCACTTCCCACTTCTCACTTCCCACTAAACCGACCGAAGGGAGGTTTTTGATGAAGGAAAAAGAGATCAGGACAGAGTACACATACGAGTTGCCCAAGGGCTACGTTGACGACAAGGGCCAGCTCCACAAGGACGTGACCATCCGCGAGATAACCGGCGCGGACCAGGAGGCCATGCTGAACCCGCAGTTCAGGAACAACCCGGCCAAGATGCTCACCGCGCTTCTGGCCCGCGTGATCGTGAAGCTCGGATCGCTCGAAGGGCGGCAGGTCGACACCGCGGTCACCGCGAACATGTTCAAGAGCGACCGCGACTTCCTGATCATGAAGCTCAAGGAGATCGACTCCGGGCCGGAGATGGAGATCGACGTCGAGTGCCCGGACTGCGGTAAGAAGTTCAAGGCCATGCTGGACATTTCGGATTTTTTCGGGGGCTAACCGAGGAGGTACGCCGCGCGGTCTTCCATATCGCGGGTCTCCTTCCGATCGTGAAAGCCTTCGACTGGCGCATGGAGCCGGTACGCAGGGAGATCGCGATCATCGCTTACCACTTTCACTGGAGCCGCGCCGAGTGCATGGCCTTGTCGCGCCGTGAAAGAACTGCGTGGATCGAGGAGATCAAACGGATCAACAAGCAAGTGTGGAGTGGGAAGTGGGGAGTGAGAAGTGGGAAGTGAGCGGTGAGAAGTTTGAAGTGAATATTTTCACTCCTCACTTCTCACTTCCAACTCCACACTCACTTCAGGTGGTCTAAGGAGGATTTAAGGCCATGAAGCATTCTGCTCAACTCTTCGCATTCTTCTTTCAAAGATTGTGCACGCTTATCATCAATAAAGTTTCTCCTCCGACAGATTTCAATGAGCGCGATACATTCGAATACCGAGCCTCTTGCAATAGTGTAGAATCTTCTTCGGTCTGCTTTGGTATCTCGCCCTGCGCCTTCCGCAATATTGAGAACAATAGATGTCGCCGCTCGCCGGAACTGCGAGGTCAAACCAAACAGTTCAGCCTGCGGAAATGGCTTGGTGGTTTCATATACCCGATCGACAAAATCAAGGGCTTTCTGGTAAATGGCAAGCTTTTCAAAATCCATAATGTTACCGAGTATAAGCCCTTTCTGTTCGGCAAGGCAAGTTTCTTCACTTCACACTCCTCACTTCTCACTTCCCACTGCTGGAGGTCATAATGACCGACAGCATCACACTTGGAATCGTCATTCGTCTCAAGGACGAGGCGTCGCGGGGCGTGAAGTCCGCCCTGGGCGGGATCGAGCGCCTGGGCGATGAGGTCGACGAGACCCAGAGGAAGATGGCGAGGCTCGAGTCGGGCTTCCGCCAGCTCCGCGACGCAGGCATCGGCCTGACCGCCATGGGCGCGGCCGCGACCGGCGCGCTCTACTCCGTTATCAAACCGGCGGCCACCCTCGAAGAGGCCATCAAGAACACGCTCACCCTCACCGGCGAGGCCTACGCGAAGATGGAACAGGAGATGACCAAGCGGGCATTGGAGCTATCAACGGTGCTTGGCATTTCTGCAGACCAGGTGGCGGACTCCTTCTACCAAGTGCTCTCATCCGGAGCCGAGGCATTGTCGCCGCAGTTCGATGCCCTCGCCGTAACCGCGCTCAAGATGTCGAAGACCGTCGGCCTCGAGCCCACCGCAGCGGTGGAGGTCCTATCGGACACGCTCCACGCCTTCGAGATGGACGTGGCCAACGCCGAGCGCGCCGCCGACGTGTTCTTCACCACCTCGAAGCTCACGGCCACAACGGTGCCTCAGCTTACAGACGCCATGCGCGAGGCCGGGCCTGCGGCTGCCGCAATCGGACTATCGCTCGAGGAGACGTCCGCCATTCTCGCGGGCTTCGCGGCCAAAGGCGTGAAGGGAGCCGCGGCGGGCACCGCGTTCCGCATGATACTCACGCGGCTCGCCAATCCTCCCAAGGACGCGGCCAAGGCGCTCGGTATGCTTGGCGTCTCCGTGTTCGACTCGACCGGCGAGATGCGCCCGATGATAGACGTTCTCAAGGACATGCAGAAAGGCATGGCAGGTCTTACCTCGGAGCAGAAGGCCGCGGCGCTCAAGGCCATCGCAGGTGAGGAGGCGTTCTCCAAGCTCGGCGGCCTTCTCGAAGGCAACCTCGACACTCTGGAATCATGGAGGCTGGAACTTAAAGAAGGCGGGGCAATGCAGCTCGCGTTCTCCCAGAAGATGGACGCCACCACCGAGCAGGTAAAGCTCATGTGGATTTCGGTGAAGAACCTCGCCATCAGCATCGGCGGGCCTTTGCTCGAATCGCTCTCCGGCGCGGCGGCCTGGTTTGCAAAGGTACTGGGCAAAGTCACCGAGTTCACCAAGGCGCACCCGATCGTCGGCAAGCTTATCGGCGTCACGCTCGCGGCAGTCGGCGTGTTCGGCCTCCTGGCCGGAAGCATCCTCACGGTCACCGGGATGGTCGGCCTGTTCGCGCTCAAGTGGTTGCCTCTGGCGAGGGCGGGCATGTCCGCTCTCTCGGGCGTGGTAACGCGCTCGATCCCGACCTTCATCGGGTGGGGCAAGGCCGTGGTTGCGAGCGCGCGGGCGGGCAAGCTCCACTCGATCATGACCATGGACGTGGGCAAGGCGCTAAAAGGCATGATCACGTCCATGTGGGCCGGCGTGAAAGCGGCTGTGGCCTGGACAGCGGCCACGGTAAAAGACCTTGCAGTCAAAGCCGCACATGCCGCTTCTATCGTTGCCGGGACGGTAGCTACCTGGGCGAGCGCGGCAGCATCCAAGGCGGCTGCCGCCGCTCAATGGCTCTGGAACGCGGCAATGACCGCGAACCCCATCGGCCTGATCATCGTCGGAGTCGCGGCGCTTATTGCCGGCATCGTGCTCATGGTAAAGCACTGGGACGCGGTGAGCGCGGCGGTCAAAGGCGCGTTCGCCTGGTTCCAGAACCTCCTCGGCAAGGCACCGGACTGGCTCCTCGCGCTTATCTTCCCCATCGGCCTCGTCATCAAGCATTTCGACAAGGTAAAGGCCGTGGCGGTCGGCGCGTTCAACGCGATCAAGGGAGCGATAACGTCCGCCGTGGTCTGGGTCGTATCCAAGTGGGCCGCCTTCAAGACCGTGATCCTCACCGCGCTCGGGCCCATCGGGATCGTGATCGCGTACTTCGGAAAGATCAAGGCCGCTGTAAGTTCGGTTGTCGGATGGGTGTTCTCCAGGTGGCCGGCGATCAAGGGAATTCTCCTCTCGCCCATCGCCGCGGTAATCGCGGGCTGGACCGCCGTCAAGGACGCGCTTATGGGCGTGTTCCCTTCGATAGCGGGCGCGGCGACGGGTACCTTCGCCGCTGTCAAGGAAACGATCGCGGGAGTGCTCGACTGGATAGTGGCGAAGATCAACTGGGTGGTTTCGAAGATACCGAGCTTCATGATGCCCGGTGGTGGAGGCTTGCCCGTGGGCGGACAGATGGTGGTACCTGCCACTGCGCCCGCTTCCGAACGCGCAACGCCGAGGCCCACCGTGCCGCGTGAGGCGGGCGCGCTTCCCGCTTACGCGATGGCCGCGGCCGGCGGCGGGGCGACTAATCAATCTGTGGTGATCCAGTCCGGCGCGATACAGATTCACGCTGTGCGCGTTGACGAGAACGTGATCCGGCGCATCGACTACGAGCTCGCAAAGCTCATCCGTAGGAGGCGGGAGAGGAAATGAGTGGGAAGTGGGGAGTGAGAAGTGAGGAGCATGAAGAAGTGAGAAGTGAATCGGGGTTCTTGATCTTCACTCCACACTTCCCACTTCTCACTTTCCACTGCGAGCGACTGAAAGGAGCGAGAAATGGTCAAAGGCTCGATCACGCCGGTGGAGCCGGAAGGCGATCCCATCCTCTTCGAGTACAACCCTTCCGAGTTCGAGGTGACCAAGGAAGTCGGCTGGGCCGAGATCGGCGTGCCCGGACTCGACTATCCACTGCAGCAGTTTATCCGCGGCCACCTGAAGAGCATGAACGTGGAGGCATACCTCAACCGCGACCATTACGACCGCGCTTATGATGTGCGCGCCGCGGTCGAGGCTTTGGAATCGTTGATCGAGAGCACGGCCAAGACCGGCGCGCCGCCGGTGTGCATCTTTCATTGGGGCAAGTTCGACTTCGTGTGCGTGGTGGGAGCGGTCTCCACGAGTTACACCATGTTCGACTCGGATGGCGACGCCATCGAGGCGACCGTGCGATTGGCCTTGCGGCGCTACGTGGAGAAGGACGTGTCGTTCAAACCGCCCCGCCAGGAGGTCGCGCTGCCGCTCCCACGCCAGGCGCAAAAGCCCGTGTTTGAGGGATGGCAGAAAGGTTCAGGCTCGATCTTCTCGCCGCCCGAGGAAGGCACCGTTACCAAGGCCCAGGCGCTGGTCGAGCAGGGCGAGACGCGCTCGCACCTGGTCGAGTTGGGTGACACCTTCCAGAGCCTCGCAACCAAGCACTTCGGCGACCCGTCTCTCTGGCGCGTGATCGAGTTCGCAAACCGCAACCGCCGCATGGCCGACAACCTGCGCGACATCGGCTCCGGCAAGCGCTTCATTATACCCGACATCGAGAACGCGCTCGGCATCATCGAAGGCGTCACCAACTTCCCACCCGAGGTGCGCGAAAGAAGTTGGAAGTGAGAAGTGGGGAGTGGAAAGTGATGAGGATAAATAATTCATATTTCACTTCACACTATCAACTTCTCACTCCCCACTTTAAAATCGTGATCGAGGGCCAGGACCTCGCCAAGATTCTGACCGATGACGCGATCTCGCTCTCGGTCGAGGACCACGCCGAGGAAGCCGACGCCGCGTCCTTCGAAGTTACCAACCGCAAGAACCAGTGGATAGATCATCCGCTGTTCGAGCGGGGCAACGCGGTCGAGGTGTTCCTCGGCTACGGCAGGCAGCCGCCCAAGTTGTTCGAGGGCGTGATCTCGGTAGTCGAGCCACACTTCCCTCAGGACGGCGTGCCCACGCTCTCGATCACGGCCTACGACCGCTCCTACCTCTTACGCAAGAAGGGCGACCAGGACAACGCCTTCCCGGACCGGTCTCCTAATGAGATCGTGCGCGAGGTGGCCCGGCGATATCGCTTCCGAGACGACGACATCTTAACCCCGGACGATCCACCCAAGCGGAGCTACATCCAGCAGGAGTCGGAGAACGATTGGGAGTTCATCAAGGGCCTCGCCGGAGAGATCGGCTTCGAGCTTTACGTGGAACTCGGCGTGCTCCACTTCCAGAAGCCGCGCACCCGGCCGGACATCGTGCCCGGAACTTTCGCTTACCGCAAGAACCTCCTCAGCTTCGAGCCATCGCTGTCGGTTGACAAGCCCGTGTCCAAGGTCATTGTGCGAGGTTGGGACGCCGCGGCCAAGCAGCCCTTCCAGGTCGAGGTGGACGACCCGTTCGCCGCGGACCGGGACGTGCTCGGCGAGCAGGCCGGGAGCGACATCCTCTCGGAAGGCTTCGGCGAGAGCGTGCGCATCCTGCACGACGTGGTGGCCGAGAGCGAGTCGCACGCCAGGGCCATCGCGCTCGCTTACTTCCGGCAACGCGAGTTCGAACTTATCACCGCCACCGGTTCGTGCGTGGGAGAGCCGGAACTCAAGGCCAAGCGCCTGATCCGAATCGGCGGCGTTGGACAAAGGTTCTCCGGGCTTTACTACCTCACGCGCGTAACGCACCGCTTTGACGACGGCGGCTACATCTGCGAGTTCGAGGCCAAGCGCAACGCCATCTCGCGTATTGCGGTTGAGGATCAGAAGGATATTGAGCGGCTCGAAGAGGAAGGTTATGCCCTTGCGGGCAGTGAGAAGTGAGGAGTAGAAAGTGAGAAGTGAATATCAATGATCTTATTCTTCACTCCACACTTCCCACTTCCTACTTCCCACTTCCAACTGCCGACCGAAGGGAGGCTAAATGCCCGGCGTGCTTGACCAGATGACCGACGAGAACGTGGAGCGCATGAAGCGAAAACGCTTCGGGCTTTACCGGGGCATCGTGCGAGACGTGGACGACCCGGAAGAGAAAGGCCGGGTGCGAGTCGAAATCCATGAGTTGCTCGGCCCGGGCAAGCTCACCGACTGGGCTTCGTACTGCTCGCCGTTCGGTGGCGGCGGCGCAGGCTTCTTCATGCTGCCGAGGCTCGGCGACGGCGTGTGGGTCATGTTCGAGCGGGGCGAGCCCACCAAGCCGGTCTGGATCGGTTTCTGGTACAGCAACGAGGACAAACCACCGGAAGACGCGGGCAAGGACGTGCGCGTCCTCCAGACCAAGAACGGCCACAAGGTCGTTTTCAAGGACGAGGACGGTTCCGAGTCCATCCTGATCGAAGACGCCTCCGGCCAGAAGGTCGAGTGGGAGTGTGCGTCCGGTGAAATCAAGGTCGAGGCAACCACAAAGGTCATCGTCAAGGCCCCCGAGGTCGAGATCGGTGAAGGAACGCTCCTCTCCGGCATCTGCACCGAGATCGCCCACCCAGTCTGCTACGTCACCGGACAACCAATCGGCGTATCCAAGACCGTGAAAGGGGAAAGCTGATTGTGAGTGGGAAGTTGGAAGTGGAAAGTGGGAAGTGTGCGAAATCAATCACTCCACACTCCTCACTTCTCACTCCCCACTGCCGACTGAAAGGAGGCATACCTGATGGCGCTATCAAAACAGAGCTTATCCAACCGCATCTACAACGCACTTATCGCCGCGTTCGGCGGCTCCATGGGCACCGTGCCGCAAGGCGGCACCCAGGAAGGGAACCAGAACCTCAAACCTTCAAACAACCTTCGCATCCTCTCCGACGCCATCGCCGAGGGAGTGGTGGATGAGATCGTCCAAAACGCCCGAGTTCAAACAACCTCCGGCGCGCCAGACGGAGAGCATACGGGGATTGTGTATTGAAACAGCTTAACGTTTCCACTCATCTTCCCAGATATCTAAATTTAAATGAATATGAGGTATTTTTTTGCCCGCTGAAATTTTCTGGACCTTATGACGTTCTTCAGTTTGTATCGCCAGGGCCAAATAAATGAATGCAGCTCGTGCCATTTTAATCAGTCTTAATGTTTTATTCTCGAATTCTCCCCGATATAAAGAAAAGGCTAATTTGTCTGATAACGCCTTAACTACATCATCTTCTTTTGAAGAAGGTCTATGCCAGAGATCATCATGAAGCTTGAAGTATTTATGTTCGAGATGGTTGCGAATATCGTGAAGCTCTTTGGCATCTGGTTCAAGAGTCTCTTTGAAACCTGATCTGTTTTCATACAGGTCCTTGCTTAGAGAGAACAGACCCCGCAGTGGCCAATTTTCACGATGTTGAAATTCCGTCCTCAACCCTTTCCGCTTCTCTTGATTGATATACCACAGCGTTCTGAAAGTTACTTTTCTCTCGGGGATTGCAAGGCTAAGGTAATGGTTTAAGAAGAAAGAGACTTTATCAAACAAAGAATATATCATTCTATATGATGTTTTGACTTTCTCCGCCGCCAAAGAATAACAAGGATAGTCAAGGGTATTAAATAGCAGTACATTCCTATCAGAAAAATGAGGTTCGTCGCTTGTTATCCCTTCGTAATATAAATATCTGGCGGTAACGAACTCTTGTTTCATTTGATTAAAGAAACCATGATAGTAAGGCTCCTTACCCTTGATAACAATGCCAGGAAGTGTAAGAATATCGCTTGCTGCTAATGGAAAAGAACCCAAGTCATTCAATGAATTTAAAAATAATTTATTTTGTAGGCACCATTTTCTATATTGTATCTCTTGTGTTGATTGACCGAGCGAGTGATCATATAAATTTTCTTCTCGGCTTAAATATTCAGAGGGAACCCTGGCTTCAATCTGTTCCGCACATTCTCTTAAGGGTTCTATTGTGTCAGGCTCAAGTGGCTTGGTAAGAGATTCTTTTAGGTCAAGAAGCGCAAATTTGAGGAATAAAACTATATGGTTCTGATCGTAAAGCTGTTTCGCGTAATAATGAAGACCGTAACCTCTGTTACCCTGCGCCATACCAAATGAAGGCATTATCTCCAACGCTCTATTCCAATATTCGATGGCTTCGAGAAAGCGGCCTATATGAGAAAGAAGATTGCCCAAGTTTGTCAATATCTGACATAAGCGTTCATCGGGTAATTCTCCATGGGTAGCTATTTGCAATGCTTTGCGAAGATGAAAAATCTCATTTTCTATTTCCTCCTGTTCCCAGTCCCAAACTTTTTCGGTGTTTTTTCTTAACAGGGCTTTCAGGCCGGACCATGCGTTTGCTACAAAGTAATGAAACAATGCTAATTCATGAGAACTCAGTTTTTCTTCGGGAAAGTCCTTGGTCAAATTGATGGCTCGTTCCAGTCCTTCAGTTTTCTGTAAATCGCATGAAATATCAATCAAGCGCCCTAAGTAAGAAAGGGCATCTGCACCCGAATAACCGTTAAGGTCGGTAACTGCTATTAGAGAATGATACTCTTCTTCAAGATCGCTCATGGCAATCTATAATATAACGAAAACTAGCCTATGTAACCATTCTCTGATTTAACCTTCGATTAGAGAGCTAAGTCGTTGTAATTCAGCCACTTTCTAGATTCTCGTTTGAAAGCACACGGACATCTTCCTCTGAAAATTCAATTTTTTTCCCCGAGATTGACCCTTTTTTCACCGCCAGGGGGCCTATTTATAAGTAGAGGGGCACGATGGTTTCGGCGGCCTTGATCAGGGGATTTTTAATGGCAGAAGCGTTCCTTGGGAGAGGATGGGCGTTTCCCATCCAGGTGGATGATACGGGCGGGATTCTCGTGCACGAGGGCGAGGAGGATATCCGCGAGGCCGTCGGGATCATCCTGGGCACTCGCCTGGGCGAGCGGGTGATGCGGCCCGAGTTCGGGTGCGGGATCGGCGACCTGGTGTTCGATTCCAACGACGCGAACCTAGCAGGTCGGATCGAGTTCTTTGCCCGGAAGGCCCTGGAGCGATGGGAGCCACGGATCGAGGTCAAGGAAATAGCAGTGAACATCAACGAGGCGAAGATCGAGATAGATGTGCGCTACGTGACCGGCAGACTCCAGGTAGCGGGTCTGGAGGCTGTTGACGGCAGCCCGATAATCGACATCAAGCCTTACGTGACGAACTATTACCGGGTCGAAGACCCCGTTGTGCCGGAATGGATGCAGCAGATATACAGGGAATTGGGAATCGAAAACTAAAAGGAACTCGTAATGCCTATTGAAAACAATTCACCTATTACAGATAAAGAAAAGATCACGAGGGATTTCTTCGACAGTGTTTCCGATGCTTCGCAATGGTCCGAATTATCCAACATGGAATATGCGCTTATTAGAAGGGTTTTCAGGGATTTGGAACTTGGGCCAGGCGACAGGGTTGTGGAGCCGGGGTGCGGCACAGGGCGTCTTACTGTAGAATTGAGTGAGGCCGTCGGGAAAAGCGGATGGGTGTTTTCATTCGACCTATCGGCCAAGATGATAGAAAGGGCTCGGACCCGGAGGCATTTCTCGAACGTTCACTATAGCGTCGGCTCAGTGACGGATATTCCTTTGTTCGATTCTTCCATGGATGTAGCAATCTGTTACAACTGTTTCCATCTTTTCGCTTGTCCGCCGAGGTCGGTGGGGGAGATCGCCCGGGTATTGGCACCTGGCGGAAGACTGGCCATTGTTCAATCAGAAAATTTGAATGACCTTTACGATGAAAGATACCTGCCGGATCAGTTGAAAAGCCATAACATCCCGTCGCTTTCCGACATCCTGACCATATTCCAGGCGTTCGGTTTACACATCACTAAAATACCCAGAACCGATGTTGGCTTTGTTGCTCTAGCGGTAAAAAGTGATGTGTTTCGGGGATATTATATTATAGTATTGAAGATTAAGAGCCTGTTGCATAATTCGGGAAAATCATAATATATAGCATTATAAGTATTGACAAATATATTTACATATGCTATCCTGTTGTTCGAGGAGGTAGGGGAAGCATGTATAAG